GAAAAAGAATGGCTAAAAAATTATCATTTAGTTTGTCCGTAAAGGAAATCAAAAACGCAATTAAAGAAGTTAAGCAGTATCAGAATGACCTCAATCGAAAATGCGAGCTGCTCTGTCAGCGGCTCTGTGTTGAGGGCATACAGATTGCACAAGCTCATATTGGCAGTAGTGGTTTCGGCAAATACATCATTCTTTCCTCGGGAATCACTCCGCAGCAAGCAGGCTGCCGGGCAGTGTTCTATATGGAAGATGCACAAAAAGTTGTGAGGCAATGGCAGACGCTGGAAGGGGTAAAGAGTGCTGAAATATCACCTATCCTAATGATTGAATTCGGATCTGGTCTGAAAGCTGAGAATCCGGTTAATATACCTGGTGTTGGAACTGGAACGTTTCCAGGGCAAACACATGCGGAAGACCCGGACGGCTGGTATTACATGGATTTAAATGGAGAATGGCACCATTCGGCGGGAATATCTCCTAATATGCCAATGTATTTTGCTGGAAAAGAGCTGAGGGATAAGGTTGTGTCGATTGCCCGTGAGGTTTTAAAGTAAAATAGAAAAATTATGTGAAGTTTGGGATTGCGCAAAATTGCTCAGTCCTATTTTTATACCACAAAATAAGACTATAGGAGGTAGATTTTATGCTGGTAGAAATTATTGGAAAGAGAAACGAGGAAAAAATACTTACAACGAGTCGCAAGGTGGCAGAAAAATTCAACAAAGAGCATAGGGAAGTTATTTATGCTATTGAAGGGCGTATATCCGAGGGAGCGCATGATATAAAAGATAAAAACAAGGGAATTATCACCATGCTAATTGAGAGTGGGAATTCCCACATTGAGAATTACTTTATTCTTTCCGAATACAAGAGCAGAGGAAAGAAATACAAGGAATATCTGATTTCCAGAGATGGATTTACACTTCTGGCGATGGGATTTTCTGGTGTTGAGGCTATGAAATGGAAAGTAGAGTACATTGGCGCCTTTAATGCAATGGAAGCTGAATTAAAGCGCATTTACACTGAGCGCCAACAGTGGCAGATTGAGCGTGATAAGGGTGTAGTTATCCGGCATATTTTAACGGATACAATTAAGATGAAAATTGCAGAAAGTCCACACAAACGGTTCGCATACCCTAATTATACCAATTTGATTTACCGGACTCTGTTTGGCAAGACTGCCAAGGAATTAGAAAAGGAATACGATGTTAAACCAAAAGAAAATTTGAGAGATTGTTTTACCGGATCTGATTTAGAGAAAGTGCAGAGTATGGAAATGCTTGTAAGCAGTCTTATAAACTGCGGATGGGGGTATGAACAGATAAAGAGCTTCATTACAGAGAATTCTGTACAGCAGCTTGCATGTTAAGAAGGTAGAATACTTATGAAATATCACATCCATGATTATAAAAGGATAGGAGAATCAAAACATTTTCATTATGATCACAGTGATGTAGAGGTTTTGACTGCACCATGCAAATGCCGAATCTGCGGAAAGAAAAAAGATAAGAAGTTCATCGGCCATATTATCGGTCAGTTGGGTGGTAGTTAAATGGCAGGATTTGATTGGAACACATTCTACACAATATTTAAGACAAAACTGGAAAAAACGGTCAAATGCACCGTTGGGCGGTATGTCACGCCGAAAGAGAGTCAGTTTCCCTATGTGGACCTGTCCATCGGTGACAATTCCGGAGGTAACTATGATTTGGATGGTAATGAGGGGTCACAGAATCCTATGCTGGTGGTCACGGTATACTCTACCGGATCCCTGGCGGATGCTACCTGCGAACAGATTAGCCAGTCAGCCAAGAAAGTCATGCTGTCCTACTGGTTTCAGTGTCGCGGTGGACCGATGCCGGTTATAAATGCGGCAGACCCAAACATTAAGCGTTGGGTGGGAAGATATCAACGCATATTTGCAGATGGAGACGAGATATAGCAACAAAGCAAAACTGATGTAGTCATAAAGTGAGAGTCATAAAGGCTCTTATTTTTATGTACCGGCTGTGAACAATCAACAGTCGCTGACCGGCAATAGTTAGCCGGTAGAAATTATAAAATATTTGCACCGGTCATAAACGGATTATGGCCGCTGACCTGCAAGAATTGCGGGTAGAAAGGATGGAAATTATGGCAGGAGCATTAGCTAAAGCATTTAGTACGAAAGGTACAGTATTAGAATTTTCTACAGATGGGACTAAATGGGATAAGTTATGTCCGATTAAGTCTTTTCCGGCGCTTGGAGGTGCGCCGGAACCGATTGACGTAACTGATTTGGAAGACGAAACAACTTCATCTATCCCTGGCGTACAGAGTTTGGACGCAATGGAGTTCACGGCGAATTACACACTGGAAACTTTTACTGCAGTTAAAGGGAAAGAAGACACTGCTGGTAAGTACAGGATCAAGTTGGGTAAGGCTGGAGCGGCCGGAACTGCTACATGGGAAGGACAGCACTCTGTATATGTTAATGAGGGTGAGGTCAATGGTGCTATCCAGATGACGATCACAGTGTTTCCATCAACAAAGATTACAGTGGCAGCCACAGAGCCTACTTCTTGAACGGCAGTTAAATCGAAAATTATAGCAACAAATATAGCAACGAAATATTGATAATATTTTACAGGGGACATATATGAACGGGATCTGTTTTATGGAGGAAAGTTATATGATAATTAAAGTAAATAATAAAGAATATAAAATCGAATATACATTTGAGGCAGCGCATAACAAAAAGTGTGTAGATACATGTTGGAACCAGTTTACAGGCGCAGGCATGATGAGAAATGCCGCTCTCAATGAACTTGAAGATTCAGATGCTACTAATAAAGTCATGACACTTGATAGTATCATTGGTTTTATGTCTGATATTCCGGAAACTGTGATCACTTTACTGTATGCTGGATTACTGGAATACCACGGTCCTGATTCTGATGATCCGGTCATTAATACTGGTAGAGATGCTCGCAATTTGTACAAGCAGTTCTGTAAAGAGAATCCTGATTCTGAATTAGCATCAGATATGGAGATGTTTAATGCCATTAAAGTTCAGATGGAGGAAGACGGTTTTTTCAAACGGATCGGTCTGGAGAGCTTTATGGAGCAGATGAGACAGACCGAACTTCAGGAGGACCCCAAGAAAGCGCCACAGGACCACAAGAAGAAAGCAAACCGTTCTGGAAATTAGTGATTGATGAGTATTTGCCAAATGCTTTGCTGTATGGAGTGCCATACGAACTATTTTGGCACCTAAATCCTCGGAAACTGGAACCATTCAAAATGTCCTATCAAAAGAGATTGGAAATCGACAACCATAACGCTTGGATACAGGGACAATATATACGATTGGCTATAGGAAGTGTGTTGGACGGTAAAAAGTGCAAGTATCCAGAAGCACCATTATTTGCTGAAGAAGATGAGAAATCCTCAGAAGAGAAATTCCTGGCTTGGATTGAGGTGTATAATGCAAATTTTGATAGAAATACTGCAGATTGAATTGATGTGATGCGGCAACAGCACTGTGGCGTCAAGTAGATCCCAAAGAAAATAAGTGAAATTATTGATGCCTGCTATGAATGTAATGTGTTATTTTTAAAAACCGGCTGATAAATGGTGTCAGTCGCTAACCGTGTTGGTTAACGGAAGAGGTGAGAAATTGGGAACCGAGATAGATAGGCTTGAGATACAGATTGAAACACAGGCAAGTAAGGCGAATCGTCAGTTGGATGAGTTGATATCAAAACTCGGAAAACTGGCGGGAAACCTTGCCAGTATTAATTCTGGAGGAATGAGACAATTTGCCGCCGGAATGAATGGTATAGCCTCTGCCGCAAAAAATATGTCAACAGTAAAGTCCACGGAGATGAACCGGGTGGTGAACAATCTCCAAAAATTGAGTGGCATTAAGACCGGCAATATGTTTAATGTAGGGAATGCCCTGTTATCAGTATCCAGGGGAATGCAGGGCTTTTCTGGAATATCAGGTGCAGATATCCCGGCTATGGTGACTTCCTTATCAAGCCTTTCAAAGCTAGGGAATAAAGGAATCAAAAACGCTGCAGCATCAATGCCCTTACTCGCTAAAAACTTACAGAGTATGGCAGCTACCATAAATGGTGTGAATATAAATCCTGAGATTGCTGGACAGTTATCTGCCATATCATCGACGCTGCGGACATTTGGTCACAAAAGCATGAAGACGGCTATTGATAATATGCCGGCGCTTTCCCAGGGATTAAAAAGCTTAATGCAGACGCTTTCAAGTGCGCCAAAGGTATCTGCCAATCTGGTGAATTTGGTAAATGCATTGTCAAAGCTCTCATCTTCGGGAAGCGGAATACGGGCGGCGGCCAATGCAGTGCAGTCTGTTGGAAAGAGTTCTGTTAATACTACAGGCAGAATGCAGAGTTTATCAAATTCACTGTCAAACTTTACGAATAAGACCAAAACGGCAAAGCAGAATGCCAAAAGTCTTTCTTTTTCATTAAGTGGCATATATGCGAACTGTTTTCTGCTTTTACGAGGATTTAAAGTTCTTGGACGTGCCGTTGAGTCATCAATGGATTATATTGAGACATTCAACTATTTTAATGTTACTATGTCGAAGATATCCAGTGAGTTTTCAGATCAGTGGCAGGAATATGGATATGACAGCGCTGAAGCGTACGGAAAATCATTTACAGGGAGACTGAATGAACTCACCCGTCAGATGAGCGGATACACTGTGGGAGATGATGGGGTCCTTTCCATAACAGGCGGGCAGAACCTTTCACTTGATCCGGAGCAGTTGATGAATTATCAATCCAATGTGGCTGCTATCACTAACTCCGTAGGACTTATGGGTGAAAACAGCGTTAATACCGCAAAGGCACTGACGATGCTGGCTGCTGATATGTCATCACTGAAAAACATAGATATGTCTACGGTAATGACAAATTTTCAATCCGGTCTTATTGGACAGTCAAGAGCTCTGTATAAATATGGTATAGATATCACGAATGCCACCTTGCAGACCTATGCGTATAAATACGGGATTGACACAGCGCTGCAGGAGATGACACAGGCTGATAAGATGCAATTAAGGCTGCTGGCAATTCTTGACCAGTCAAAGATTGCATGGGGGGATATGGCAAACACCCTTGGATCAGTCGCAAATCAGTATCGTATTTTAAAACAGCAGGTAGCGAATTTGGCAAGGGTGATTGGAAATCTTCTGGTGCCTATAGTAGCAAAAGCGCTCCCGATCATAAACGGCGTAGTGATCGCACTGCAGAGGATGTTTACTTTTATCGGGAATCTGCTTGGTGTTGATTGGTCTGGCCTGATGGATGGAATCAGTACGGGATATGGTGGGGCCGGTGATGAGATTGGTGATATGGTAGATGATACCGGAGATATCTCAGATAATACCGATGACATTGGAGATTCTATTGATTCTGCGAATAAGAAAGCTAAAAAGCTGAAAGATACTATTTTAAGCTTTGACGAACTTAATAAATTAAGCGATAACAGCACCGACGATATTACTTCCGGCGGGAAAAATGAAGACGATGGCAAGCCCGGCGCAGGGGGAATTGATCTGTCCGGTGAGATCGCAAAGGCATTAGCAGATTATGAATCCGTTTGGAATAAAGCCCTAAAGGATTCTGAAAATAAAGCTCAGGCGTATGCGGATAATATCTGTAAGGCGTTTGAAAAGATATGGAAAACAGCAGAGCCTACCAGAAAGGCAATTTCAGATTTATGGGATAATGGGCTTGCAAAGCTGGGAAAATTCTCTGGAGCTACCTTATATGATTTCTGGAACAACTTTTTAAAACCTGTTGGGACGTGGATGTTGGCAGATGATGCGGGTCTTCCACGTTTTTTTAATATCACAAATTCCTTGCTGAATGAAATTGACTGGAATAGATTAAGAAAATCTCTTGCAGATTTTTATACTGCATTACAGAACATTGCGGGATTCACCTGGAATGCCATTATGGACTTCTATGAGGGATTCTTAAAACCTGTAGCAGTTTGGACAATGAGTGATGCAATCCCCCAATTGGTCGATATCATGACAAAGTTTGTGAATGCGGTTGACTGGGATAAACTGAACAAGTCATTGCGTGAATTATGGGATGCATTGGCACCATTTGTAAAAAATGTTGGGCAGGGATTGATAAACTTTTTTGAAAAGCTGATGGATTTTGGCGCTGACTTCTTGAACAATGTTGTACCCGGGGGTATAAAAGGACTTGCAGATGCTTTGAAGAAAATAAGCCCGGAACAGGCTGAAAAGATTGGAGAAGCTCTTGGAAAAATAGCACTTGCTATTATAGCCTTTAAAGGCATTGGAAGTATCATCAAGAAAATTGCAGACCTCGGATTGGCATTAGCGTCAATAAAGGACGGATTAGCGATAATTTTTGGTAGCGGAGGTATATTTGCCACTATCGGAAGCACAATAAAGAAATTTGTTTCTGGAATTGGTTCATTTGGTGGAAAAATCTCGGCGATTTACAAAATCGTTTCAGACGGAACTGGTACATTAGGACAAGCAATCGGGAAGGTATTTCCAAAGATGGGTTCAGTAATGTCTAGTGTATCTTCTATTGCCAGTGGCATTGGGTCTGCGTTTACTGTAGCTGCCGGAGCCTTGGGAATCAGTACAGGAGCTATGGTAGCAATTGTAGCCGGGGCAGTAGCAGCCATCATAGCAATTGTCTTAAATTGGGATGAGATAAAGAATTTTTTTACGCAGACTCTACCTAATTGGTGGAATCAATCCGTAGTTCCGTGGATTAAGAGTTTACCTGAATTTTTCAAAGAATTGCCAGGGAAAATATATGAGAAAATCATTGCTACAAAAGATAAGTTTGTAGAATGGGCTTCAAATGTATGGGAAGCAGCTACGACCGGAGCGAAAAAAGTCATTGATAGTGTGATTGGATTTTTCAAGGATCTACCCGGAAAAATATATGAAAAGATTATAACCACTAAAGATAAGTTTATTGATTGGGCATCAAATATTTTAGATGCTGCTTCCAATGGTGTAAAAAAAGTTATTGATAGTGTAGAAGGGTTCTTTAAAGAATTACCTGAAAAAATCGGATATGCTATAGGCTTTGCCATTGGTAAAGTGGCATCATGGGCTGTTGAATTATATAATACAGTTATAACCGAAATCCCCAAAATCGTAGATAAGGTAGTAGAATTTTTCAAGGCACTTCCTGAGAAGATATGGAATGCAATTATATCAGTTAAAGATAAATTTGTTAGTTGGGCATCCGAGGTGTGGGAAACTGCATCTGCTGGCGTGAAAAAAGTCATTGATGGTATAGAAAATTTCTTTAAGCAATTACCAGATAAGATTGGCAATGCGATTAACTTTGTTGTTGGAAAAATAACTTCTTGGGCGACTAAGTTGTATGAGACAGTGGCTACAGAGATTCCAAAAGTTATTGAAAAAGCGGTTGCTTTTTTCAAAGCTCTTCCCGGGAAAATATGGAATGCAATTATATCGGCAAAAGACAAATTTGTGAAATGGGCAAATAGCATATGGTCTGTGCTTTCACAGAAAGTTCCCGAGATCATCACCAACGTTTTTAATTTCTTTAAGAAGTTACCGGGGAAAATTTGGGACGCCATCGTCGGAGCTGTAAAGAGTATAGGCAAATGGTGCAATGATATGTACCAAAAAGTCATTGAAGAAGTTCCGAAGGTTGTAGGAAAGGTCATTGATTTTTTCAAAGAATTACCTGGGAAAATATATGAAATT